CTGCTTGAATAGCAGATGGAGTTACACCTGGAAAACTTGCAATAACATCCATTGGCAAGCCAAGCTGAAGTCCTGATTTAACAGCAAGATCAGGAGTTTTTCCTTCTGCATATCTTGCGTTTATTTGACTAATAATGTCATCATAATTATATGCCGCGCCTGTATTAGAATATATTACTCCACCAGAATATGGATTACCACCACCAATGAGAGCGTCAATAAATGCTGAATCTGGCATGATCTTCCTTACACATTGTAGTAAGGCATCTTGTACGCCTTACCATTTACCGTAACATTGACAAACCCAACTGGTGCTGCTGGTAGCGATCCGGTTCCCGCTGTGGCCGTGTCTGAGCTTGAAAAATTTAACAAATTAAGAAACCATTGCGCCCAGGCTCGAGTTGGGCGGTTCGTTATCTTGTCCAAGAATTCAGACTGAGGATAGGTCTGATTCTGTGGAGTGTTAGATAACGCTGCCATCAGCTGTCTCCCGCCGAGGCTTTCAAATTGGCGGAAATAATGACCGCTTTTATTGGATCAGTCACTACCACTTCAAAAACTCGATCCCTGGCCGTTCCAAGTCTGCGCCAGATTGCCCTGTTCCTGTAGCGTCCAATACCGCCAATGGCCGTCCAGTATTCCTTTGACCAGGTGCTGCCTCCATCATTGGACCATCTGAGCATGGCCTGTGGATAGGTTGTTGTATCCGTGGTGTTTATCAGGTTGACATTGCCCAAAAGTACGGTGTCCAAGGGGCCAATTATTAGGCTTGTATCAGCGTAAATTGTATACGGTGATTGGATCGTAATCCCGGCAGTAGGGATAGAGAATCCTGTGGTCCCAATGCCTGGTTGGAATTGGATCTGAAGCTCGTCAAAATACTGTCTCTGAAAGTCAGCAACCAGGTGCGGAGCTCGTCTTAGTCTACGGATTTCGTGACCATCATCGGTATAGACATTGTTGTCCAGCTCGTAGAGCTTGCCGTTTTCGTAGTCTCCAACAATGACCAATCCCTGAAAGAGAGCACAGCAGTTCCCTCGGTGACGATGAAACACATTAGCATCATCCACATAGAGCCACTTGTGCCACATATCGGTGGTGTCATCATAAACCCAGGTCAGATCCAAAGTGGGGAAGGTGACCACATAGCACTCGTGGCCCTCGAGCTGGTAGGTCCAAGCGATTGCATCATCGATGTATTGGTTGACCAGCGTGTTCTCTACTGCATGGTTAGAAATCCTCTTTGGAAGATAGCCGTCCATCTTCATGATCTGGGCCTGTCCTCTAAGATTTCTGGAGACATAGGCAAACGAATTGCCAACCCTGGTCAAAGAGAAAACAGAAGCAATGCCGTGCTGAGTAGAAGTTCCCGGAATCCGTTGGAATGGGAAAGGAACCGCGCCCACATCAATCCAGACTTCGGAGGAGTTTTCACCAAGAAGGTAAACTTCCCGGTGATCCACAATCAACGACACAAGGTTGTCAGGTGATCCGTCTTTGGAAGCAAAACTCAAGGCCGGTGAAATTGGACTTAGAGCATCAGACGCGCCATATTGTTGGGTCGATGGGCGGTTGTAGACGAAATAATTGTCTACGGTATCAACCGTATTTGCACCAGAAAACGCTCCATCTGTGCTAGGAATCTGAGTGAAATTAAGCGCATACATGGTCTCGGAAGAAACATTCTGTGATCCGCTAACCGTGTAGGTTCCTGTGCTTCCAGAGCCTGTCCCAAAGGCTTTAATCATGGTGTTGACTGCTACCCCTGCTCCTTGGATTGTCTGTCCAAGGTAAAGCGTTCCAGAGGCCACCGCCGTCACATTGAGAATGGTCGGAGCGTAAGAGTAGGTCAATCCTGTTGGCGTTCCAATTGTTGTTGTAATTGCTGGACCGCCAGAAGTTGCAGACAGAGTGAAAGTCGTTGAGCCGTTGGTAACAATAATGTAGTAAGTGGTTGGGTTTACATATCCAACAATGGATCCGGTCCCGCCGTAAGTCCCGCTGATCGTAATAGCATTCCCGATGGCCAGGGTAATCGGAGCTGCTGAACAGGTGAAAGTTCCCGCAATGCCAGAGATAGCAACGCCACTTAAAGTGCCACCAATAGTAGCGGTAATTGTTGCTCCAACAGCTGCCGTGCTCATCACTTCGCTTGCGACAGTCTGGGACAGGTTGATTGTGTAAGTTCCAACGCCTCCAGATCCGCTTCCCAAAGCTGTGATTACGGTTTCTCCAGAAATTCCAACTCCAAAAAGTTGTTGAGAGATACCGATTGTCCCGCTAGAGACACTTGCTACCGTGAGAGTCGTAGCAGAGACAGATCCGGTAAAAATGGCGGTTGATGGAGTAGAAATCCTCCAGGTGTACCGATAGGCTCCGTCAACAATGTAGACATTGACGCCGTTATCAGTAATCCCAACCCGCCCGGTACTGGTGTTGAGGAATCCAATGATTGATGGAGTCAGGCTCGAGGTCAAAGAGTAAACATAGGGACCAGAGACCGCAATCAGTTGAGCTCCACCAGAAACCGTCCTAAGTCCGCGAACCTCTCCAGCGTTTAGCAAGGCCAGAGCAGTCAGTCCTGGCGTTGGGTAGAGAGCAACAATTCCGCGCTGGCCAGGAGCTTTCAGCGGATCAATTTCTGCCCGAAAATTGATGCACTCCTGGGCATCTTGATAGATGCTTGGGGCTTCGTAGCTTGGACCAACAAATCCAAAATCAGGCATAAATTACCTAAAGAAGCCACCGGACATGATCCAGCCTGCATCCTTTGCTCTTCCAACAAGCAGACTGTCAGGATAGCGTGCAGTCTGAACCGGGCTCATGTTAGTGCGTTTGAGTGTTGCTTTTGCTTGGCCAGAAAATGTCTGAATCATTGAAATTTGGGTCGCATTGTTCTTGCCATACATCGGCATCAATCGCTCGGCCAAACACCATCTGAGAGCCATTGTGTAGCCCTGTGGAAGATTTATTGTGTCGAATTGAGTTACAAACCGAGCAAACAAAGTCTCGGCAAACATATGCATCTCGCCCTGGCTCGGGTTTGGCCATAGGAACAAATTCCCAGAATCTTCTCCAGCGTTGAAGTATAGTCCCTTTGGCCAGGGACCACTCATTGTTTTGAGGCCAATCATCTCATAGTCATCCAGAGCCAGGATAGCCACCGGGTAGTCTAGGCCACCATTGATGATTGGCATTCCGTTTGAATTCGTGTTGATGCGAACAAAAGCAGAAGTGATTCCAAGAGGCTTTTGGTAGTAGGCCGTGATTGCTGTAGACGATACGGTCTGGCTAACATTGAGGTTGTAGGTTCCAACTTCGTTCACATTGCCACCAGCTCCGGTTCCAAAATTGACAATCTTGGTTCCAGCTGTGATCCCTGTTCCACTTAAAGTTTGACCTTGTACGATGGCGCCAGAGCTGATGCCTGTAACCGTTAAAACCGTTCCAGCAATGGATCCGGTAAACGATGCTCCAACAAAGTTTAGAGTGCTTGGATTGGGTCCGATGGTGTACTGGACCTGGCCAGAGATCACAGGAAAGATGATTTCGCTTACATTGAACACCATCATGTTCTCATTGGACCATTGGTCTATGAGGTCATTGAGCATATCAAAAGCGTCTTGGGCAGCGTCTGGTGAAGGAGTCTCACCCGCTTCTAGTGCGCCAATGTCCTTGAGCGATCTGCTGATGATGTCAATTGGCGTTGTCATTCTTTATCCTAGAGTGAAAACCTGAGGCATCCAAGGAGCAACAACAGGTTTCTGGTTCGCGTCCAGCTGCTCTTGTAGTCTGGATTTTATGACGCATTTGCCATCGCGCATAGAGGTAGCTTCGATCCAACCAACAATCATTTCTTCGGTCACAGATTCGAAAGGAATTCTGGCATCTCCAGAAAAATCCCAATAGCCTTCTGTTTCTACTGAATCATCACCTTTGGTGGCCATAACATGGTATTTGGCCCTGGTGATAACACCTTCAGTAGCATAGACTTCTGTAATTGACCATTTCATGGCGCTTGGTACGCTGCGATTACTTCAGGTGTCCATGCTGCATTGCAGATAGCAGTCAGTTTAGCAACATCGGCGGCAGGTATAGCAGCAAAGTTCTCTGTTGCCATGTGGTTATTGACTGCGGCTATCTGAGCAGCAATGTCACCTGCTGGAGGTAATGATGTTCTGTGATTGCCGATCATGTCTCCGTCGCTGGAGAGTTTGTGCATACGGATTTGGATAGTGCCGTTTTGCGCTACTTCGATTTGGTCAATGATTAGTTGTTTCATGTTGGTTCCTTATTAAGATGCTTTTAGACTACCAAGGATATTTGCGTAAAACCCAGCCCCGCTGGACGATACAATGGCTGCGCTGAATGATACATATACATCACTATTCCCCGCGCTAGAATCAACTACGCCCCCTGCGGTATAAGAAGCACCGAGATTTAGCGCAGCCGATCCACCTTGTATATCGGTTAATGTAGATTGCGCGAATGGGGCAGCGAAATAAAACGCAGTAGTAGAGCCAGATGAAGTGACCGTAAATGTGATTTTCACGCAATATGTGACTAACCCTCCGACTTTCACATACCATGGACTGCCAGACACACTTAGCGCGCTACAGTTAGTATCTGCCGTAATCGATGGAGTCCAAGTCCCCTCTTCATAATCATCCAGCGTATTGGCATTGGTGCTTGCTGATTGGGTTGCTGGAAATGTTATACCAGAACCAGATGTAGATGGGGTTGCACCACCAACTCCAATTGTTGTTGATGCTGTTAATCTGGTTCCATCTGTAGTAACGCCAGAAATACCACCAAATGCCCCAGCATTGTTGTACTGGACTTGAGTTGTAGAGCCGCCTGGAGAACCGCCAGCAGCCGCAATCGTTATTGAACCACTTGCATTTGTAATTGTTACGTTAGTACCTTGCGTCAGCGTTGTCCGAGTAAAACCTGTGCCGTTACCAATGTCCAAAGCGCCATTTGCAGGCGTGGTTGTCAACCCTGTACCGCCATTGGCTACTGGCAGGGTTCCTGTCACGCCAGTTGTCAGAGGCAGACCAGTAAGGTTGGTCGCTACTCCGCTTGCTGGAGTGCCGAGCACCGGAGCAACAAGAGTCAATGCCGTGCCGTTGGTCGTAGCGCCTGTGATGCCAGCAAATGCTCCCGCATTGTTGTACTGGACTTGAGTTGTGGAACCGCCTGGTGCTGTGCTTGCTGCTGCAAACGATAGCGTTCCAGCTCCGTCAGTTTTCAAAAATTGGCCACTTGTACCGTCTGCGCTTGGAAGAGTCAGGCTTACCGTTCCAGCAATGTTTGGACCTACAAAGTTAAAAGATCCCCCGGCTGTGGCTTGAAAGACTAGAGTTCCCATGATGATTCCTTATGCCGCAATGATGAGTTT